CCGTCAAGTCAAAACAATTATCTTACAAAAAGCCAAAAAAATCCTTAGAGATGAAGGTGTAGAAGAATTCCATGAATAATGATTTCGATGGCGACCCATTTGCAGATGATAGCAGCGATGTAGAAACAACGTCGTTAGTATCATTAGCTGATGATGATATTCTTACCAACGAAGAAAAGAAAAAAGCAATTGAGTCTTGGAACTCGGGAGAGAAAAGTTTAAAGAAGATTATTGAAGCTTCTGTAGGCGTTGGAATGGATGGTCGAAGCAAAAAGGGAATAGCTGTTAAAAAGTATCTTGCGACACTTAAAGTAAAGCCCGTAGCTTCACAAGACTATCAAAAAAAGACTGATGCTTTCGTACTCACGGAAGCTAATAAAGAATACATTCGTGCTCATTCCTCTACAAGCAAGCCTCTTGAATTAGCACGCGAGTTATTCAACAATCAAAATCTTACAAATCTTTCAACTGAATCCCGTGCAGTAACAGATTTCTATAATAGCTTAGACCCGACTCTAAGATTCGTTAAAAACAATGATGAAGGTGCCCCTCAAGAATATCGCCCACCTAAGACACACGCTCAAGCTGTTGCGCGTGTTAACCGATACGTACTTGAAGGTTTAGACTTTAATAAAATGAGTCAAAAGGAAGAACATATGATGACAGCCCTCATTCGTCATCTTCATGTTCATCGTTTGGTTTATATGATGAACGAATTTAACTCTTCTCGCGACCGTGAGTTATTTGAGTCGTCTTTGATTCGTTATATCTTTGACAAGCCAGATTTAACAGAAGAAGAACTCGATTCGTATATGAACCTTTGCGCTGACATCGTTAATCACACGAGTATGCAGCGAGATTTGGAAGTCCTGAAAGAGACGAGAGACAATGCTATCGCTACCGATGGGAAGGTTTCAATGGCTATCGTTGAAGCTATTAATAATTGTTATAGTGCAATGGATTCTAATTTAAAGCGTCAACAAAAGAGTTTAGAAACTCTTCAAGGTAAACGCTCTGAACGACTAAAGAATAAAATTCGAGAAAATGCTAGTATTGTTCAGCTTGTTGAGCTATGGAAAAATGAAACTCGTAGATTACAGTTTATTCAACTCGCAGAAGTGAGGAAAGAAAAGTTACGTGATGAAGTTAAAAATTTGGATTCAATGGACGAACTAAGATTCCAGTTGTGGGGAATGGGACGAGATGAGGTTATAGACTACTAATATGTGGGATGAGGGAGCACAACAGAAAATCATTCCTGTCTATCAGGATTATAACGTAATTGCCAAAGGTTTAAAAGGCGACTTGGACGATAAGAACGCAAAGATAACTCTTATCCAATTTTTGCGTAGAAATTTAGGTTTTACTTTTGAATTAATTTCAGGGATGAGGCTCTTACCTCAACAGGAGATTGTATTGAAATCTCTATTCGCTAGAGATACAGCGTTGATAGTCGCGGGCCGTGGATTTGGTAAGTCTACAATCATTGCTATGTTTTGTTGTCTATATCCAATTTTTTACCCGAACTCTAAAATCTGTTTAATCTCAGCTAACTTCCGTGGTGCTCGTCGTATTTTTGAAGCCGCTGAAAAGATGGTAAAAGGGCCGTTCGCTTATATGCTTCAAGAATGTTTTCCAACTGAGCCTCGTAGATTAAATGACATTATTTCATGGAAACTAGAAAACGGTTCCGAAGTATTCGCTCTACCTCTTTCAAACGGAGAAGGTCTTCGAGGAACTCGTGCCTCGGCTGTATTCGTTGACGAAGGTTTGCTGATTAGTCAGGAAATTCAGGAAAATGTTATACGTCCCTTCTTGACGGCAAAGCAGAACTTCCTAGAAGAGGCTCAGATGAAGGAACGCGAAGACGAGCTTATCAAGGCTGGTCTTATCACTGAGACTGATAGAATTTCGTTCCCTAGGAATAAGTATCTTGTTTGTAGTTCCGCGTCATACGATTTCGACTATCTATATAAGACTTTTCAAAGTAATATTAAAATGATTACCGATGATAAAATCGTCAGGACTAAAGATGATTCCACCTATGTAGTCATCCGTTCATCTTATGAATCACTTCCTAAAGACTCGTTCATTGATATGACGCAGATTAATGCTGCTAAAGCTGACGGTGGTGAAGAGACTGATTATTTCAAACGTGAATATCAGGCTAGGTTTACAGTAGGAGGCTCTAGTTATTTTAACATGAAAAAAGTGGCAGATTGCACCGTTAGGGCTGGAGAGTTTCCCACGACAATGTTGCGTGGTAGAAAAAACCACCAATACATTTTAACGATTGACCCAAGTTACTCTTCTTCAAAGAACTCTGACTTCTTTGCTATGGGTGTTTACGAACTTGTCCCGGATTCTCGTAGAATTATTCTTGTACACTCGTATGGTCTTGCTGGTATGACTTTAAACGACCATTATAAGTATCTTGTATATCTCTTGACGCATTTTAATATTGTATGGTTAGGTATAGATGCCTCTGGTACGGAATTCATTGATTCATTTAACGAGTCTGTAATAGCTGCTGATAAAGGCATCAAACTTGGAACACTTACAGCCGATTTAAAGAGTGACGAGTATATTAAAGAATTGAGAATCCTAAAGAACGAATATAATCAAACAACTCGTAATATCGTTTATCCGCAACCTTTCTCTGGAGACACAATCCGAAGAATGAATGAATATTTACAAGCAGGAATTAATGCAGAAAAGGTATGGTTTGCTTCCTTACTACAGGTAAACGAAAACGCTTTTAATAACGCAATGCGTCATAGACCCGATGCACAAATTACAAATAAGCACGGCAAGCCTATAGATACCGAAGAACAGATTTACGAACAAGACTCATGGATTCACGAAACTCAAAAACAATTATCTCTTATAGAAGTAAAGTCCACCGCTTTAGGAACGATGCAGTTCGACCTGCCAAGTCATATTAAAAATAGTACCAAAGATGACCGCGCCCGCCGAGATAACTATACTTGTATGCTCATGGCTTATACAGCATCAAAGTATTATTTTGATATGCTTTTCACAGAAGTAGAAGAAATACAAAGTACGTTTGAACCATTCGCAATTTAAACTATGGATGTTTTAAAATATTGTATAAAAATAACGTTCCCTAAAGATGAAATGCCTGCTGTGCGATAAAGAGTTTGAGTTAGATAAGCAACTTCATATTCATATTGCTCGGTTTCACAAAACGAGAATCGAACAATACTATCGCCAATTCTATCCTAGATTTGACCTATTAACTAAGGATGGTATCAAGTTTAAAGATAAGGAATTCTATTTTGGTAGCTTATTCAACGGACGCGATAATATGGTTAAATATCTTAAACGCAATCCTTCTGAAAGACTTAGAATAATTTTAAAGATTCTTTCCCTACGTAAGAAAATCAAGAAACTCATCTACGCTCCTAGCTCTGTTGAGACACGGACATGCATGATTCCTTCTCCCGCTTTCGTTGAGTATTTAGGATTCGATTATAACGCATGCTGCGAAAAGGTCGGTTTGTTATCTCGCTATGATTATGAAGCGTCTATTTCCATAGGAGACGAAGCGGAATTTAACATCCTGATTGATACAAGAGAGCAAAAGCCTATTGACTTTGGATGCGAAACAATTCCGTGCAAATTAGATTATGGGGATTATACCTCTAGGAGTCATTACAAAAAGGTATTTATAGAACGGAAAAGTCTAGCTGACCTTTGCGGCACGATGTCGCAAGGATATGATAGAGTAAAAAAAGAATTTGAACGTTGCAAAGAAATGAATGGGAATCTTGTCGTCTGCGTAGAAGCCCCTATCTCAGCGCTCATGTCTTTCAAATCCCTGCCACGTAACAAAGCTATGAAGGCTTCTCCTGAATTTTTAGCGCACCGTATTCGTGAGATATGTCAAGAATTTCAATGTGTGCAGTTCTTATTCTTAAAATCCAGAGAAGAAATGCCGTCGGTTATTAAGAAATTATTGTTAATGGATAACGATTTGCGTACAATAGACTTGCAGTATCAATACGATTGTAAGAGATTAATAGCGTAAACCAGTGTAAAGAAAATATTATATGGCCCGAGCAACAGGAAAAAAGATTTCAACAAAGAGCGAAGCAATAGCCTCAGCAACTCCAAATACGCCAATTCCTTCGGATAATATAGGGGAATGGACGCCCCCAGTTTTTGCGGGCGAAGCTAAGGCTGACTTTTACGAAGGAGGAATTCAAGGTTTGCCAGCTAATGATACTCCTAAGAGACTCTTTGGAGGAGCTTTTTTTGACCGCCTCGCTTTACGTAGTTTCCTGAACATTCGCGCTGCGCCTAATCCGTTTTATGAAGGGCGTGCTTATTTTGAAGTTAGAGACGCTATCCTTTTATGTCAAAAAGCATACTGGAACTTTCCTCTTTTAAAGAATACTATCGACGTTATGACCGAACTATCTAATAGTCGCGTCTATCTCGAAGGCGGAAATCAGAAAACAAGAGACTTTATTGGCGCATGGTGGGACCGTATTGGATTTAGAACCTTTAAGGAAGAATTTTTCCGTGAATTTTGGCGCTCGGGAACGGTTCCTATTTATCGTTTCGACGGTGAGTACGACCCAAAAGATATTACTCAAATGACTCAAGTTTTCGGTTCTATGAAGAGTTTGAAAGTACCAGTCAGATATATTATTCTAAATCCCGCGAGCATTCAAGTCGAGGCTAATATTTCATTCCTACGACCCATGTATTATAAGGTTCTTTCTAACTATGAACTAGCTAGAATTCGAAACCCAAAAACTCCAGAAGATAAACAAGTTCTCGACTCTCTTCTTCCAGAGAACCGTAAGCAAGTTCTTGAAGGCGTCACCCCGTCTCTTCTATTAGACCCTGACCGTTTAACAATGGTTTTTTATAAGAAGCAAGCGTATGAACCTATGGCCGTTCCATTTGCATATCCCCTTCTTGAAGATATTGATGCTAAAATGGAGCTAAAACGTATCGACCGTAAAGTTGCACGCCAAGCAGATAGAATGCTTCTTTTAATTACCGCTGGTGCGAAACCAGACGATGGTGGTATTAATTATAAAACAATCCAAAGTCTTCAAACTTTATTCGCTAATGAAAGCGTCAATAGAACTCTTGTAGCTGATTATACTGTAAAAGCTGAATGGCAAATACCTGACATTAATAAAGTATTAGGACCACAGAAGTATGAGCAGCTTGATAAGGATATTTCCGCTGGTTTAAATGCTATTCTTTTTAGCGATAAAGAAAAATTTGCAAGTACGAGCATTAAGGTACAAATCTTTGTAGAACGACTAAAAGAAGCTCGCGCCTCTTTCCTAGAGAATTTCTTACAACCTGAAATCAAGAGAATATGCAAGACTCTTAATGCTAAAAACTATCCCGTCGCCCGTTTTGAAGAAATTAATCTTCGTGACGATTTGCAGTTTAGTAGACTCTATACGCAACTTGCTCAACTCGGATTACTCACTCCCGGTGAGCTATTTGAAGCTCTTGATACAGGCAAAATTCCTATTGCTGAACAAAGTCTTATTGACCAACAGGAGTACAAAACCCATCGTGAAAACGGTCTATATCTTCCTCTCGTAGGAGCTAGTGTTCAAGACCCCGGAATCGACGGCGCTACTATTCCCGCTCAGTTAGGAATTAAGCCTCCGTTCGGTGGAAAGCCTACCGCAGGGAAAAAGGGTAGTGGTTCTAAAGCTCCTACTGGTGCTGGTGGAGGTCGTCCGACTGGTTCTACTGCTCCTCAAACTATAAAGAAAGCTTCGCCTATTGGTACGCCTTCTAAAACTCTAAGCACAGCGAAACTGAAAGATGTATCTATCGCTGCCGATACTCTTATTCTAAGTTTAGAAAAGAAACTAAAGCGTAAACATAAACTAAAAGCTTTGAGCAACGAACAACAGGAAATGGCTAGTTTGATAGCTCAGTCTATTATGGCTAATGAAGAAATTTCTAAATGGGAGACTAGTATCGCTTCTTATATCGAAGAGCCTAAAGCTATTGACCCAAAGATTGAGGTCGAGATAGATAATTTATCTTTAATCCATGATGTTGACCCTTTCTTAGCTTCGATTTTAAGACTTTCAAAATCAGATGAAGATTCCCCAGCGGAAGAATAAGGTGTAAAGCCGGTTATGAAAGTGACCTTTTTAAATATTCTTTTTTGTGGATGTATTTTTTTATCTTCATGTGCAACCCCTGTAACTAAATATCGTGAGGCTGTTCAACAGGTAGACGACCGTGAGAGCGAAGCTGTTTATGCCACAAATGATAGTATTCATGCTGGGCGATTCGACCTTGCGGAAAAATACAGTGACCAGTCCGTTCGTTTGGTAACGCCTCCTATTAAGAGAATTCCTATACAGGGCTTTACAGTAAAACAATAATATGAGAAAACGCGCTCTTTCAATTTTTCTAGGATTATTGCTTATTTGCTCTTGTTCATTAGCGGTAACACACCACCGCGTAGTAAAGCATACAGTTAAACATGCTATAGTCAGAACGCTCGACCCTCTTCCTGAATCGACGCCTCAACCGACAGCGCCCCTACTTAGCGATACTAGTAGTTTTGGTTTAAACAGTGGCCCTATAGTAGTTCTTCCTGCTGAATTCGCTGGAAAACCTGTAGTCGTTGCTGATTCTCCTGAGTACAAGCAGCTTGTATCTGAAAATAGTGGCTTAAAGGTTCAGCTAGATACAGAACAAAAGGAATTTATTGCTTATCGAGATAGCGTCGATAAGACCTTGGCGGCAAAGAATGTAGCTGAACAAAATATGGCTGTCGCCCTTGCGAAACAAGAAGCTAAAAGCTCTCATTTCAAACTTTTAGGATGGGAGTTTGGAGGAATCGGGTTGCTGGGATTATTGACTATTGCTGGAGTTGTCGTACTATGTGCTTTCAATCCTGCTATTATTGTGTCCGTTGTAAGTATAGGCGTCCATGTAATTCGTATAGTTGCAGGTGTTTTTGGTAAGACGTTACAAGGGTTTGAAAAAATTACTCATTGGTTGTCCGATTTTGAAAAAGCTCACGAAGCGGGCACATTAAACCAAACACCTTTAGTTACAGCGCAAGCTCCCCCTGTGACTCATAACTATTCTTCACCCGATTTAGCAGCATCAACGGAGGTAAAATAACATGAAGTTTCTAAAAGCAATCTGGCAACACGTATTCGTTAATTGGAAAGAGCTTTATATCGTTTTCCCTGTCACGATAATTTTTATTACTTTAACTAAGATGTATTACGCATATCAAACGGGTCATAATCCTACTATCGCAGAAGGGAGTTTAGATTGGTTGCCCGCTATGCAGCCTAGAATCGTAACGATTTCGATTTCGGTTGTTTTCACTTCTATAATTACGGAATGCGTACAAGGGTTTTGGCTTACAAAGGAAGAGGCGTTAGCTCATCCTTGGAATGCTATAGCCGCTAAAGCAGCGACTTGTTTTTTAATGTGGTTATTTATTCATACCCTATCTAACTAATGAATAAGGTTAGACTTTTAATTACTCTACTTATTTTGATTGGAATGAGTGGTTGCGGTAAGGCTAATTCTTCCGACGCTTATACTGCGCCCACTTATGTTATTGTAGAACCTACTCCTACGGCTATATTATCGACTCCTTCGTCTTTACCTAAGCCCGAATCCATAGCTACGCCAACACCTACGCCCTTCGTAGCTCCGACACCCTTTCCTGAACCTACAGTACCTCCTGCCCCTATCGCTTCACCTACTCCAATCATTAGCGCTTCAAAAATCATTATACCTGAACAGCCCGCTTTCACTATTTCTAATGAGGACGTTCCCGTACTAACTCCTCAAGGATTAGCTTTAATTGTTGATTCGGAAGTTGGTGGCGAGTCATATTATAAGAGGCATGATTTTCCAGAATATCCCGGTGGAGATAGCGGCGTCACATGGGGAATAGGTTACGACGCTCATCAAAACAAAGCTTACATCATATTATCTGATTGGAAGACTTTAGGAGAGGAAACCGCTCAAAGACTTGCAAAAACCCAACCTTATGTGGGCCAAACAGCTAAAAAATATTTACCAAAAGTAAAAGACATAGCAGTACCATGGGAGCCGTCTATTGATGTTTTTCTTAAAGTCGATGTATCAAGGACTGACCTGATTTGTCAAAAGGCTTTTCCGGGTTTTGAGGATTTACGGCCAACCGCTCAAGACGCCATTCGCTCATTAGTCTTTAATCGCGGACCTTCAATGAGCGGTCCTAACAGAACTGAAATGCGCCACATGAGAGACTATGGCGTTCCTAACAAAGATTACCAATCTCTTGCTGCTGATGAAATTAAAATGATTAGAGTATGGAGAGGCACCGATATTTATGATGGAATGGTAGCAAGACGTAAAGCAGAATCTAAATTGTTCCTAACTCCCTAACCCCTGTGTAATACTCTCTTATGAAGAAACAAGTCAACGTTAAACTAGAAAAAGATGGCACTATGCCTCCTAAAGATTTTGATAAGTTAAAAAAAACCATTAAGAAAACCGCAAAGGCTTGTTCTGACTATTTCGAAGAAATGGAAACAGCATTAGCTGATATGGATAGCGGTAGTCCTGATGGTGCTCGTCAGTCTGATTTACCGCCTAGTCTCGGGCCTTATATTGACCAAAAGCTCGCACTAGTTCATAGTCACATTAATTCTAATGCTGAATATATTCACGATAGAATAAACCGTTTACAACAGGCTCTTTATAGCCATACAGAAAAAGGGCATTTGCCTCCTATCGAAGGTGCGGGACGAATGCAAAAAGCTCTTAAAGCTGTAGGTTTGGACGACGACTACCAAGTTCAAAAGAAGACTATTTATGCTGATGACGGGACTCCAGAAGGATTTTCATTCCTATTTAAAGTTAAGAAGTAATGCCTAATTTAAAGAAATTTTCTGATTATAAGTATCACACTTCCTTTGTCGCAATTGCTCGTTGCGGTACAGACGAAGCGAAGAGTAAACTTTTGGCAACAGCTTCTATTGATGATTTGAAAGTCATTATTCCTAAAGAAGCTTTAACTGATGGATTTGAAGACCTTCTTCCTATTGCTGCAAATGCTTGCGTTGCTAATTTCGGTAACAAGCGTGGAGATATGATTTCAACAGCAACAGCTTTGAAAATTTATAAGAACTTCGCGAACAAATTTATTAACCTGGAGCACGACAGAAAAATGATTGTCGGCCATTTAGTAGGTGGTGGATTGAGCAAATTTGATTCTAATTATAGGTTAGGAACTGGCTCCGAACCTGTAAAAGAAGAATCTATAGCTTCTACGAATGACCCTTTCAACATCAGCGTTGCGGGATATATCTATGCCGTCGCTAATCCAGAAGTCGCTAAAAGAATAGTTATGGCTAACGACCCCGAAGATGGTAGCTATTTAAGTATAGCTCTTTCTTGGGAACTAGCTTTTGATGATTATAAGATTGCAATTGGGAATGCTAATCTTGGAGAAAGTGAAATTATTGACGACCCTAAAGAAATAGAAAGACTTTCTCCATATTTGAAGTGTAATAAAGGGACAGGCATTGCTGATGATGGTCGCCAAGTTTATCGTTTGATAGATGATGGAGTTGTTCCTTTAGGAGTAGCTTTGACTTTCTCACCAGCGGCAGATGTTACTGGTGTTTATACTTCAATAACAAAAAACGAAGCTGCTGCTAATGAAGCAGATGCAGAAAATAAAGAAATTGATGCTAAAACTAAAAAAATAGTTTCCCAAGCGTCCAACGCAGATGTAACAATTAATATACCGAAATCTATGAAGACCCTAAAAACACTTGCAGACTTACAAGCGCTAAATGATGAGAACAAAGTAGAATACTCATTTGCGAATACTAAGAACATCATCGAAGCTGAAATGGAACGCATTGCTCGCGAACACCAAACTAAGTTACAAGCCGAAGCAACCGAAAAGGCTGAACTAACTAAAAAGGCTACTGATGCACTAGCTAGTGTTGAAGAACTCAAGAAACAAGTTGAAACTCTAAAGACTACACAAGCGTCACAAGAAGCAACTAACCGATTTAACGACCGCATGAGTGGTCTTGACGAAGAATACGACCTTACCGACAAGCAACGTAAGGCTATCGCTTCTCAGATTCGCTCTTTGGACGATACAGCTTTCGCAAGTTGGAAGACGGACGTATTTGAAGCTTTCGCAGCAAAGAAGAATGACGGAGGAAACAGTCCCGTCAAGCAAATGAAGACTCCTCCTGATACTGATAAGAGTAAAGGAAAGAAAGCTAACGACGACGCAGACGATACCGACACCAAGTTTAAGAAGAGTGCCAAGGCAGCAGCAGCCGACGACGACGACGACGACGAGGACGAAGAAGATAAGATTGCTGATGCTGATGCAAAAAAGAAGAAGGCTAAGAAAGATGCTAAGGCTTCTGATACCGTTATCGAAGCTCTCGCAAACGCAAAGCTAAAGAGCCTAGCGGTCGCTAATACCCCCGATGCTCAAGAGTCCGTAATGGACAAGTATCGTAAGGCTTTCTCAACTGAGAAAGATGGCGGATTGGAAATCGTACAAACTTCACGCCGATAATTAGAAGAAAATAATAATATGTTACTAAAACCATTCAGAGACTACAGTGAACACGATGTCGTTAACCTATTTGCGGTTTCCGGCGTATCACAACTTGCAAAAGGAACTCTCGTAACCGTTGTAGGTTCGGGATTCGTAAACAACGCATCATGGGGTATTGCTTATAACATTAATCCTCTTACTAACAACGGTAACGTTTATACTCCCCGTTGGGAAGTTAAGGCAAAGGTCGCCGTTGCTGATAGTGGAAATGCAAGCGGACTCGCCCTAGGATTTACTCTATACGACGTACAGGAATATAACTTTCAAGGCGTATCTTTCCTATACGACCCAGTTCGTAAGGAAGAAGCTCAAGCGGTCGTAAGCGGTGAAGCAGTACCTATTGTTCGTAAGGGACTATTCCTCGTTGGAGGTTTCCCATCCGGTGTTGCTGCTCCTGTCGCAGGTTCTCTAGCTACATTAGGCGCAACGGGTTCTTGGAACGTTGTCGCTCAAGGAACCACTGGTGTAAAACCTTTCGGAGTTTTCCTAGGCGCTCCTGATGCTGACGGTTACTCATTGGTCGCTGTTGACTTCAACCACGCAACGTTCTAATTTAGAAGACAATAATTAATATGAAAATCAAGTTTAAAGAAACTCCCGAACAGTTGGAACTTATTGCAGCGATGGGAAGCCGTAACAAGGCTGAATCTATTGCCGCTCAAGAAGCTTTTGCAACTCTTCTAGCTCCAACCATCGGTGCGGTTTATAACCAAGCTGATACAACGAAGCTTATCTATACGGACCTAACATTCCGTGAAGACGAAGACCCAACGTTCCCTCTTGAAATCTTTACGAATGTTCCAGACGGATACTTCACAATCTGGTCACAGGCTATGCCCGGTGGTCTTCCTACCAACACTGTTCATCAGCCAATTGATGAAGTTCGATTCACAATCTACAGGTTGGATTCGACAATCAGTTACCTAGCGAAGTATGCTCGTCAGACCCGTCTTCCTGTTATCGCTCGTGCTACTGAG